TCTTAATATTTTCAATAAATGTTGCTTATAATTTTAGTAAATAATTGCCTTAATTTTGCCATAATTATAAGTAAAATAATAATAATAAAAATGGAGGAAAAATGAGTAAAGAAAAAACAATAACAATTCCATTATGGGAATATAAATTTTTAAATCAATTAAAAGAAGATTTAATAATTGATATGAAAATTGAAGAGTTAAAAAAAGAAGAGAACTACAAAAAAGCTATGGGTTTACCATATAAAAAAATAATATCTTAACAAGTGGAGGTTGAATGACAATAGCAATAATACTATTAATAGTAATGGTTGTTTTTGGCTTATGGGCTACAAATGATTTACTGGAGGATTAATGTTAGAAATATTAACAATGTTTTTAATTTGTATATTATTTATAGTAATAATATATTCAAGTGAATATTAAATAAACAATACAACTGGAGGTTGAATGATACAAGTACAATTAAATTTACCTTTATATGACAATAATGGTAAGTCAGTTAAGAAAGCACATAGACAATTAGAGGTTGAATTATGCTCAAAGTTTGGAGGGTGTACAACTTCAAGTGGTAGAGGTAAGTGGCTTGATAAAGGTAAACTATACAATGATAGTTTAAATATATATCAAGTAGCAATAGATAAAAAGTTTAAAAATCTATTCATTAAGATTGCAAAAAAATATGGTATTGAAACCAAACAACTAGCCATATATACTGTAATAAATGGACAAGTAAAAATAATAAACCTATAACAACTGGAGGTAGTATGAAAAAATGTAGAGTATGTAAAGAAAAAACAAAAGACTATAAAAAAATTAATAATATAAAAATATATTTATGTACTGATAGCTGTAAAATTACATATGTATTGAGAAGATTTTTAGATAAAAACTATAATTATAATAATCATTATGGTTATGTATCTTTAAATATAACTTAAAATAAACAATAAACAACTGGAGGTAGTATGAGTGATAACAAAGCAATAATAAACTATTTAAAAGAGTTAATAGAAGAGCAAAATATATCAATAGATAGGGCTTTAAAAGACTATCCAGAATACGAAGATAGAGATACTTTTTGTCATGAATGTGGTTATCACACAAATGGTCTTAACTATCATGAAGAATATATAAGAGATTTTCTTTTATATGAATTAGAAAAATTTAATAAGATAGAGTTATGCAAAAAAAGAATTATGGTGACATAATCTTGCCACAATTAAGTGG